GAACGCGCCCCACTGGGTCTTGCCGCTGCGGTTGCCCCCTAATGCAAGGATTTCATTGACCTCATGCAATTGCTCCTCGGCTTTTGCCCAGTGCGGCAAGCGGAATCCGTAGGTGTATGGGTCTTTTTCAGCGTTCTCAATCGCTTCGTGATAAACCTTGTGAAGCGATAGCACCTCCTCAGGTGTCATCTGAATCAACTCCTCATCCGTTGGCGGCGTGAGTATCTGATGCTTTCTCCAAATCATACAATTTCTGCGTCAACAACCTTACCTTTTGCTACACGGGACTTTGCCTCGTTAATGAGCTTCATCGCGTCATCTAGGCTTGCACCCTTCCGATGCTCCACCACCGTAGTCGCCATGCCTGTAAGCTGGGCAGCTTTATCCGTAAGCACACCCACCGTAATAGCCAACTTCTCAGGCGAGATTTTAGCAAGCGCATCAGGATCGTCAAACAACTGCTCCGCTCGCTCAAACAACAAGTCAGTGTATTCCTGCGCGGCAATAGCGTATCGCATCGAAAACTCTTTGCGCTTCGTCTCCAACGTGTCGTTATGCCGCCATTCCAACGTGCGAATGGATGCGCGACTGATGCCAGTCTTCTTGGCAATATCGGAAATCCTCGCCCCCTGCGCCAGTAAATGCAAAGCAAAAGCCGCCTTGTGCGGAGCATAATGCTCGATGCTGTTGCGCGGGAAGTTCTTCGCACGTTCGCGCACCTCTAGAAACCATTCGCTCTTGTCCGATTGTTCGTCGTAATAGTTCTCTTTTAGCTTCTTGAGTTGTTCTTCGCTCATAAGTTTGCCTGTGTCAGTTGCAAGGCGAATACTAGTTCGTCTTTCTTCTGATTCTAATGGCTTCTAAATCGCTTTGAGTCAAGATTTTTTTCTTCAAGAGTCTTCTGATTTCGCCTTCAGGATTCACGCTTGATTGGATCTGCGGCAAGACTCGTTCAACTTTCTCAGGAGTAGGAAAGCTCGCAAGCAATTGCTCTTTGGAAGAAAGAACAATGTTCCGATTTTTCAGCTTTTCTCGATATGCGGATAAAACTTTCTGCCCTAATACTGAGTCTTTGCGAATCAAGTCCCTGATGTTTTTGCGAGTCTCAGCATCGTCATTGCCTGTAATCTCATCAAGATATTCCGATGTCGTTTTTTGCTTTGTCGGATCGTAAGGAACCACTTTCCCATCAAGCAGGTTGAGGATGTCGTTGCTTGAGAACTTTGCTTGTTGCAGCATTGGAATGATTGTGTTGTCAGTCTCCCCAAGAGTTTTGAGGTTTTTGACATGCTCTACCATTTTCTGCATACTGTTGACATAGTTGTTTTGCTCATCAGCAATTAGTTGTTGATGCTGCTCAGGGGTAAGCCTGTTAGCTTGCAGAGCATATTGATGCTTAGACATTGCTGACTTAATGTTGCCAACTGCTTCATGGACTGCTCTAGCTTTAAATCCAAAGCCATCAGCAACAGTAGTTTTTTCTTCCCTAATGCCAGCTTGACGCTTTAGTTTTTCTTGCATTGTCTTATCTGGTCTTTGCATTGCAGTAACAGACAGCGGAACAAATTCTTTCCCAAGATTGCCAAAACGGTCAGCGAGATTGCCCATGGTTGTTGGGTCGTTTGAAATCAACTCCCCAGTTTTGAAGTCTCGACCAGACGCAAGAGAGCTTAGTGCCTGTGCAGCAAACGAACCTTCGCCAACAAGTTCCGTGCCAAAAAGTTTCGCAAGGTTTTGTGCGCTTTCATCGACATCTTCTCCCCTCAGCGCAGCCATTATGGTGTTGCCAAGAATTGTTTGTGGCATGTAATAGGACATATTGACGGAACCAATCGTCCCGTCTTTATTTCGATAAAGCATCAATGGCTTATCTCTCTCGAAATCCTTTGCAACAGTGTCGCGGTAAGCGCGTTCTTCTTCCTCGCTAAAGGTTCTTCTGTTGAACTCATTAAGCCCGTATGTAGCAGCGGTGTAAGCAGCAATCATTGCAGCCATTTTCTTAGCACCTTCTTTTTTTAGTGCCGCCGTATTTACTGGAATATCTTTGAATTCGTCGCCTAACTTAGAGACAAGACTACCATCAAGCATGTTCTTGATTGCTTTTGCTTGTGCTAACTGGCTTCTTGCAAACTCAACAGAATAGGTTACGAACTGCGGCATCACTCCTGCTCTTGAAAGAGCTTTGATTTCAGGACTTACAGAGTCATAATTGGGATAGGTTTTCTTTGTAAGTCTTGCTGCCATTTCTTCGATTTGCTCACTAGTGGCAGTAGGTGCTATTTTGCGCAAAACGTCAGCGTTATTCTCGTAATTAACTACTCGGAAAATATTGTCAGGGATGCTGTAAATTCTTCCTGGAGTATCAGTAGCTTTCTGAAAAGCCCTTCCAATGCGCTTCCCTTGAAGACCAGCACTGATGTCCTCAAAAGCAATATTGCCAGTGATAATGCCTCGCTTCTTCAGGTTTTCAAACTTCTGCATCGTCAGCGGAGATGCTTGATTTGCAAACTTTTTAATCACTGGTGCGCTTCCAAGTCTTGTTCCCGCAAGACTGCCAAGCGACATTTCAACAGCGTTTCTTAATCCAAGCGCAGGATTCATCCCAGCGGCAAGCGTGATCGCAAGGTTACTTGGTGCTTGGATCAGATAAGACGGGATGTTTCCAAGAACCTTGGCAGATTTAAGACCAGACACCATTGTCTGATAAATGTCACTCATCAACCTTTCTGAAACCAAATTGGCTTTTTCATCTAGCTTAGTGGCATACAACTTATTGATAGCCGTTTGCACAGCAGGGTCAACATACAGTTCTTCGCCATCAAGCATCGCCGTTCCACGCTTAAGATTTAGCGGAAGGAGCCCCTGCGCACTAGCATCGGCGGCTTTGACTGCGGCACCAGAATCAAATAACGCTTTGGCAATTCTTGCGTCAGCTTGGTTGTATTCGTTGATGCGGTTGAGAATGGAGATGGTTGCTTTTGTGCGCTGCCCAGGCTCTTTAATCAAGCCGAGGTAATCTTCAAGCTCTTGCGACACTTCCTTTCTCTGCTTGAAAACTTTAGGAGTTCCAGGACCTTGCATGAACTGGGCAAAGTCTTCTGGATTCCCTTTCATTTTTGTTTGTAGCTCTGCCAAGTATTTGTTGGCACCTGCTTCATCCATTCCGCTTTCTACAAGACTTCTCTTTAATGCTTCGTGCTTTTCCTTGGAAGGCTTGTAGTTTGGATTTTGGAAAAACTCATAAGCCCTTGTGAGGTAATTGCCCTTATTCAAGCTTGCCTCAATCATTTCAGCGCGATCCTCTGGAAGTCTTTTCTCTCCAGAGTAATGCATGTCCAACATCCTTTGCTGCTCATTACGAATCTTCGACCTGCCATAAACCAATTTCTCCAGCAATTCTGGAGGAAGGTCTGGTCGATCTTCGCCATCAAGGAAAGCTATTGCCCCCTCTTTATGCTCGGGATTTTTTGCAAGGTAATCGTCGATTTGCTTACCAATGTTTGCTGCCGTTCCTTGCACCGCTTCAACGGAGCTTTTTGCTTTATTAACGGCAGTAGTAGCATCGTAGCCAACAACTCTGGATGGGGCAACTTTGGCAGTCGTCACCTTAGTCATGTTCTGGATGTATTCAGAAACATCTTTCGGCGTTGCCTTGACCTGCTCAGGAGTCAATCCTGCGGTCATTGTGTCAACCATCTCAATCGTTGTTGGATCACCAGCTTCGATTAATTGATTAATCTCGTCTGGAGTTTTGTTGCGGATCTTGCGGATGCCAGTGGTTATAGCTTTTTCACCAACGCCTAAACCAGCGCCAAGTGCTGCGCTTGTTCCTGCGCCTTTTAGGTAATCCTCCAAGGTATAGTCTTTTTTATCCTGCAATTCATCGCCAAACTTTTCGCGTGACCTAATTAAACACTCGCGTTGAAATTCAAAATAATCTTTCTTTACATTGTTGATGTAATAAAAGTCATGATTCTTACACCAGTTAGAATCGAGTAACTTCCTTCCAAACTCTTTTCTAAACTCAATTGGTATTGCGTCGCGTTCATTTAATGAGGGGGGAAGAGAAAAAGAATAAAAGAATTTTTACTTCCGACTCTAATTGTTGAATCTAAAAATGGATACCATTGTTATTGGAAAATAAAAGGCGACCTCATAAAAACCTATGGCCATGAAAACGCCCTTGTGGTTTACAAAGAAATTAACAAGCGCATTGTAAAAAAGATTGATGCAGACATTAATGCAACTGATGCCGCAAGAGTTTTAAGGGTTCCAAATTTTTATCATTGTAAAAATCCTAATGATAAATTTTTAGTTCAAATTGTTTTGTCATGTGAAAATGAATATTCACCAATTGAGATGCTTTTATTCTTGCCAGAAATTCAAGAAACAAAGGCAAAAAAATTAATCAATATTCAAATCGATGGCGATGATTTTTGGGCACAGGCGAACAGGATTGATTGTATGCATGGCTTAATAAAATTATCGGGCACCGATTATGTAAACGGTGAAGAATTTGATTTTATCCCTGATCGGGGAAAATTTCAGATCAGCGTTAATGGTAAACGTGCAAATTGTTGGATTGACGAAAAAGGAATGATCGGTTCAAGCGCTGGTGCTGGCCCTACAATTGTAAATTGGCTAAGTTATTATAATCACGACATGGCAACGATTGCGCAGATTTTAAAAGATGTATTTAATTTGTGCGAAGCGCCCAACGACTTGATAATTGGATCAGGTGTATAAACTTTACACACTTTCCAGCATCACAAAAACCGCCCTTAAATCGATTTTAACCGCCAAAACGTAGTTAGGTCAGGGGTCACGCTTAAAACGCAAATTTGGAAGCCTGAAATCTAACCTTAAGAAATATTATGTTTACGTAAAGTGTAATATATGATATGATGTGTTATAGAAATCATCAGGGAGATGAAAATGAACGAGTTAGCATTTAGGTTGGGCGAAATGGCACAAGACGAAGGTATATATTATTCGCAGCTGCTCGAGGCAATGGCTTTACTCATTGAAGACCTTGCTGATATTGCTGAAAAAGATGATGAGGTTATAGCAATACATAAAAAAGTTTTAGCACTTGCGCTAGAACTTAAAAAGCACGAGGTGTAAAATGACTACAGCATACTTAATTTTAGTTTTGTTTGGATTTATCATTTACTTTTTACCATTTATGATTGCAAATTCAAGAAGTCATCATAATCAGGGCGGGATTTTTATTTTAAACTTGCTTTTAGGGTGGACTGCAATTGGTTGGGTAATTGCGCTTGTCATGGCGTGTGGGAGTAAAAAATAATGGTAAAAAGATATAGAGTTAAAGAAACCATCACCCAAACAACCGTCACAGAATATGAGGTCATTGCCACCAGCAAGAAACAAGCTGGAGAATTATATAAACAGGGCCTCTGTCTGGGCAATTACGTTGGAGGATCAGGGAGCGATGGTCTCGAGATAAGCGAAGTGAAAAACCCTATCAAAAAAGCAAGAGGTAAAAAATGATGACCCCGAGCGATTCTTATTACACCAGTTTTATAGTTGACAAAATCTACGACCTAGTTTCAAAAGGTGATAAAAGGAATTTCGGACAAATTGAAGCAAGCTTGTGGGCGGATAGGGTTGATTCCGATTTTAAATTAATCCAAGAACTCGAAGCCTTTAAAAAAGAGGCGCTGGAAATTATAAAAGAAAGTGTAAGTACCAGTGTTGAATACATATCTTACTATGAGGATCACGCTCGTGAGTTCCTTAAAAAGCATGAGGGTGAAAAATGAAAAAAACTAAAATCATAAAAGACAAAGTGATTAGCGTCAGAGTGTGTTCTGATATTTTAAAAGAGTGCCTAGAAAGGTCAGGATTAAACACCAATCAATTAGTTGCGACTTTACTTTTCGAATATGCATCGGGCACAATTTCCCTGTGCAAAAACTCAAAGAAAGTCAAATCGAGCAAGCGTGCCTCCAATACCTAAATTATTTTGGCTGGTATTGTTTTAAGTTTAAAGATCAAACAGAATTTCGTGATGGTAAGTTTAGAAAACCACTTCCATTTCAAGTCAATGGCGTTGCTGATGCCTTTGCGATAAAGAATGGCGTGCAAATTTGGATAGAGTTTAAAACTCAAACAGGCGTTCAGTCCGTACATCAAAAAGCTTTTCAAAAAAACATAGAAATGCAGGGCGGCAATTATCTACTTATCAGATCGGTTGATGAGCTTAAGGAAAAGCTATTGACAGTTCAAAAAATCTAAATTCTAATCAAGTGAAAATGATTTTAACCACAGAAAAGGATTTTTGAAAATGGCACTAATGCTCGGCGTTCAAGATCAAGATAGCATTATCATCTACCACAACAACGAAAGACTAGATTTAAAATACGTCAAGAAAGATAATCATTGGCGCATATTATTTAATGGGCCAAAGAGTTTTGTCATAGAGCGCGGAGATAACGAAGCTAGTAAGCAAGCAAGAAAGGAAAAGAGAAGTGGAAATAAAATCCAAGGAAATTAAATTAGTGGACATTGACCTATTGGTCGAGAATCCAAAGAACAACAACAAACACCCTCCTGAACAGATCGAGAGGTTGGCTAAAATAATTAAGCACTCAGGCTTCAGAAACCCACTCACCGTCAGTAATCGATCGGGCTTTGTTATAGCAGGGCACGGGAGGATTGAGGCGGCTAGGCAGTTGGGCATGAAAGAGTTGCCAGTAATTTATCAGGACTTTGAGAATGAGGCACAGGAGTATGCACACCTTACTGCGGATAATGAGATTGCCAGGTGGGCTGAGTTGGATAAGCATTTAGTTTATGAGCACATAGGAAGTTATCCCGAATTAAATTTAGAAATGCTTGGTATAAAGGATTTTGATATTGGTGATGTTGGCGAAATAGAGTTGCCGGAATTAAATAGCGGTGAAAAAGGTGAGCTTGAACAAATAACCTACACTCTACATATTTCACAGATGGATACGGTCAAGGAAGCCATGGCGCTGGTTAAGAGTAAGTACAAAGAAGCCTATGTTAATGAGTTGAATGAAAATAATAACGGCAACGCAATCGCATATATTTGCGAAATGTTTATTACGCAGAATACATGAGTGCCAAGGACATAGTTATAAGGCCCATAAGCGCAACAACGGCTAACAACCTTTGCAAGCTTTTACATTATAGCGGTAAGGTTGTGCCAAATTCCCAGCTTCACTTCGGTGTGTTTTACAACGACAGGCTTGAGGGAGTTATGCAATACGGCCCATCAATAAATAAAAAGGGCACAATAAATTTAGTTAAAGGGACGCAGTGGAATGGATTTATTGAACTGAACAGAATGGCATTTAGTGAAAACCTCCCAAGATTCTCAGAAAGTAGGGCCATAGCGATTACTATAAAGATGATAAAAAAGAATTACCCTCATATTGATTGGATAATAAGTTTTGCCGATGGGTGCCAGTGCGGTGATGGTACGATTTATAGGGCTTCCGGTTTTTTACTTACGGCCATAAGGGAAAATGAATCGCTAAGAGTGAATCCCGACACGGGAGAGAAGGTTCACATCATACAGGCCCATCACTTAAAAATATCAAAACAATTCAGATCATGGAAGCCAATAAAGGGCTACCAGTTTAGATACGTGTACTTTATAAACAAAGAAAAAGAAAAAGACTTAACCTGTCCCGTTATACCGTTTAGTAAAATAAAAGAGCTAGGCGTAGGGATGTACAGAGGCGCCAGTGTATAGTCCTGATTTACTTTCGGTTAAATTAATTAGCAGAGAGACGGCCACCTTTCTTGTTAAAAACTTCCACTACATGAAGACCATGCCATCGGGATGCAATATTTATTTCGGCATCTTTCACGAGGGGATAAAACTCCCTCAGGGTGTTGCGGTTTTTGGCAGGAGCTCGGGCACCGATGCAAAGGTGAAGTTATTTGAAGGTATGGTAAGGGCCGAAGAAATAATAGAGATGCAAAGACTCTGGATAAGCGACTCAATGGGCGCAAATGCTGAGTCAAAAACCCTTTCACTTATTATGAATTTCTTTAAGCAGAATAAAAAAGAATTAAAAGTTGTATGGACGTACGCAGGCGGATGTAAAAATGATTGCGGAATAGTCTATCAATCAAGTGGCTTTATGGATCTGGGATCAGAGAAGTGTAGCGATTTTTATTTAACCGATGGCGGTGAATATAGAAACGTGATTAATATCTTGAGGTTCGGAAAGGCGAAGCACCTAAAAACAATTGATGAGCGAGCGGAGCACCTTTACGGGAAAGGCAAGATGATAAATGCACACAGGCATTACTATTTTTATCCCATAGATAAAAAGGTCAGAAGGAAGATGGAGAAAAAGGCGTTGCCATTTCCCAAGTATTCTGAGAACTTTAGAAAAGACCAGCAATGGATTATTAGCGGGGCTGATGAAGGGCATGATGTTGGAAGCAATGAAAACATCCCTAGTTCAAATCTGGGCGGCTCCACCACTAAGCGCGATGAGCTTGAAATTAAAGCGCCTAACTTCCAGTTAGGAGAAAGAGGGGCAGTACCTACTATCGCGCTCCATAAACTTGACACAACAAATAAATTAGAACCATAATGGTATAATCGGAAGGTCTTTATAAGTGCAGATAAATATAAACCAGAATTTTGTGAGATGCTGATCGAGCACATGGCGAAAAGTAAAAGCTATGATTCTTTCCCTGCCATCATTTGGGATAAGTTTAAAGTCTATGTAGGATTGTCAACTATGTATGATTGGGAAAAAAGATTGCCCGAATGGAAAGAGGCAAAAGAAATTGCAGTAAGCAAAACCCTAGA